GATTATGTCATGGATAAGATCGATGACATGATTGCTGGTGTGCTTGACTTCGTTGAGAAGGCAATGGCAGGTATTCAGAAGAAGATCTGTAAGGCACTAGCAATGTTCAACAAGATTGCTGACACTGTATTGAAAGCAATCAATACTTTCAAGGATTTGAAGAAAGTTGCTGATGGTATTAGTAGTATCTTCTCGGTAGACTTTACCTCACTGAACTTTTCCAGTATCCTTGACATCATTTCTGCAATCATTGGTTTTATTGCTGGGTTCATATCGTGTGGAAGGAAGAGTCGAAAACCGCGAGCGAAAGGGTGGTTACCATTATTGGGGACCACCGAATGTACCGATATTGGTGAAGCACTTACTGGTCCTGGTGGTGGTAACTACGCAGACTGTGGATCTAGTGACTTTGGTGGATCCACGGGTGGTAACATCTTTGACTCCTACTTCCAGGAGATGAATCCATTCTTGCAACAGACTCAAATGTTCTTGAATGGTGCAAGAGATATTGATGATGCAACTCCTGGTAAGGAGAAGCGTGTGCGTTCTGGTCCTGGTGGTGTTACTTCGTTTGAAGACAAGCGTGGTAATAAGCATACAAACGTTCCTAACAACGAGACTGCTATCTACGGTCGCGACCTTGTGCAGAACGTCAAGAACAACCTCGTTCACACTGTTGAAGGTGATTACTACCTGAAAGTGATGGGTGACTTCCACTTGGAAGTTTCTGGTTCTATGAACGAGCACACCTCTAACGGTCCTGGCGCTAAGGCAAAGTCCAATAGTGATTCATCATTCTTCAAGGGTGGTGACAAGTGGTTGGATCAGGCAAGCGATACTCTTAATAATCTCATGACTGCTAAGAGTGGCGGTAGTCACTTCGATGTAGATCATGGTGAGAAAGAAGCGAAGTCTGTACAAACCAAAGCAGGTGACCACGATATTTCTTATCAGGGTGACATTACTATTCAGGGTGCTCGTGTTAATATCAAAGGTATTAACGCTGTCACTCTTGATGCACCTGAGATCAACAATCAGGCAAACGTCATCACTAACAAAGCAAGTGGTGAGATCATCAACGAAGCAAACTGGATCACCAGTTTCCTTGCATGTGGTAGATTCGATGTTATCGCTGTCTTCTCCGCAATGCCTAGTGTGGTGACTGGTCAGTACAGTCTGGTGAAAGGTGCTATCGTTGACGTGACCATGGATGCACCATTCCCTGGTGTTACTCCTCCTGCACAGATTCGTATGGGTGTGGGTAACAGCAAACCTGCTGCCATGGCAGACCTCATCACTGGTGGATCCCCTGGCGCTCACGTTACCCTGTTGGCCACTCCAAAAGGTGGCATAGCAGAGGTTGTAACTGGCGGAACAGGTGCTATTATTAACCAGTGTACTACTGGTCTCGTCTCCTACGGCGTCGGTACTGGTCTTGCTGCTCTGGGTTCGGGTCTCGGTCCTACTCAGATCTACGGTCTCCCTGTAATGCTTAACTAATGAACACTGAACCTCGCTTTATCGCTCACGCTTACTTCCACTTCCCTGAGCGCCGCATCGTCGTACAAGATGATGAGGGTTATGATGAAACTGTCCAATTCACCTTCGATACCGATGGTGCTGAAAGTTTCCAGGTGATCACCGAGTTGCTTCAAGACAACCTTGAATCTGATCAACGTACTTATTGTTTCTAATGTCTAGTCTACTTGAATTGAAAATTGAAGAAGTGCAAGAAAACTTGGACTTCTGCTTGACACTCGTAGAAAGAGGTCATACAATCAAGATCGTTCAGGAGGGCAAACCATCAGTATTGATGGTTCCTGTACCTGAATATGTAAACAGTTACGCGCAGGCAAATGACGATCTTCCACCTGATTTGCCCATGCCAAGTGACTGGAAACCAGATCCCGCAGGAGTAGCACAGTATGTCAATGAAGAACTCAGCGCCATGCAAGAAGAACTTAACAGTTGATATTAAACTGTGGTTCTCTGACATTGACCAGCACTGGCATGGTACTGTATTAGGTTATGAAGACGCAACACACCTACATAGTATTAAGGCAACGACCGTTAAGGAAGTCTGTCTTATCTTAGAAGGCAAGATCGCATCAATGATGCAAGAGGAAGCGCATGAAGTTCAACGTAACTGAGCAGTATTGTTATCTTGATACATGTGGCATAGTTAAAATGTTCTTGATCTCTGGGTTACCCTTCACATTTGAAGACGAGGGATTTGATCCCAACGACCCACAGGTTATCATACAGGCAGAAAACAATCCAAAGATCACAATGGAAGATCTTTATCGATGGTCATCCTACTTAATTATGGAAGAGTGCCATCCCATCGTCTTTAATATGGAGGAATACATTGACAACTTCCAAGATGTCCCCGACTGAGGGACTTAAAACTTACGAACAACAAAGGAGGGAACGTCTAAGTGACGCTATTAACGATTACATGTGTACTGATGATTTTGATCCTCGGCAGTGCTACGAAGAGATCATCGCAGAAGTCATTAGTGCCCGTGACTATCACGACAAAATGCGAGAGAAAGCAAACTCGCTATTGACTCTTCTCATGGGACACAGGTCTGTAACGTTATAAATAACTTGGAACAACAGCGCCCGTGAGAGTGTAGTGGGAACTAAAAGAATATCACAACTTCAAACTGTTGGCGACGACCTGGTAACGGGAGAAGCAGTTCTTCCTATTGTCATTTCTGACCCACTCATCCCCAACAGGAAGGCAAGAGTTAATCAACTCTTTCGATCAGTATCGGCAGGAAGTCAGACCGCCCCAGGACTGGCTTTTAATTTGGACCGTGACACTGGTCTGTACCAATCTAATGTCAATGAACTTGGTCTGACATTTGGTACGGCAGCATTATATAATAGTAGACAATCCAACTCGGATGGATCCGCAACTCTGGAAATCCGTGCTATTGATACTGCATCGGCAAATGCTAACGTAGAGATCACTCCACAGGGTAGTGGTTACTTTACGGTTGACGGTACTACAATCTTTACCGACAACACGCTGTTCTTTGAGGACGATCAAAACCCTGGTAAGAGAGTATTTTTCAACGTTGGTACTGTATCAACAGCAGGTGGCACGAAGCGTTTCGACTTCCCTAACTTGGGTGCGAACACTACGACCACCTTTCTTGCTACTGATACGAACCAGACTATCACTAATAAGACAATCATTATTAAAGATAGTGATCTGAGTATTACTGGTTCTACTAACGCTGCAAAGATTGCAAAGTTTGAGACTGACGCATGGGATTCACCTGGTCTGCATACATATAGACTGCCAGATTTCGGTGCTGCCATCACTCAGTCCACTATCTTGGATGACGTTACTGAGCAGGACGTATATAATAAGAACATGGTTAACCCCACGTTCTCTAATACTCCTTCTAATGATGAGAACGATCCAACTCGTTATGTTATTTTTGTCAGTTCAGAACTGACTCAGGATAGAACTGTTACGTTCCCTGACCTGAACGTTAAAGTTGTTGGTGAAGCATCTTCACAGGTACTGACTAACAAAACGTACGAAGGTGCTATCTTCCAGGATACAGACGATAACAGTAAGAAGGTTACGTTGGAGATGGAGAACATCCCAACCAACAATAACCTCGTATTCAGTTTTCCAGGTGGCAGTGTTACTGCCCCTCTAAATAATGGTACGGATCCAAATGTCTTGGTTGCAGAGCGAGCAACTCAAACGCTTGCTTATAAGACGTTGGAGTACATGGCGATCAATAACCCTGATAATGTCAACGGTATTATCAACATTGACACCACGAACATCACTGGTTCTGTAAACATTCAGTTCCCTGATGGCGACGCAACGCTTCTCTCTACTAACAACATCGACGCGGTGGGTGTTAGTTTCGGTGGTCCTCTCGCGGCACCAACCTTCGGGGGTAGACTCCGACTCCAAACATTTTTCCAGGCAGGATGGTAATTAACAAATGACAGCAGGAAGACTCGCCGCTGCAAAACCAGGGGCAACGACAAATACATCACTGTATCGATGCAACATCGATAACACTGCATCCACGGTCCTGACTGCCACCAATGCTAGTGGTAGCGGAGTTACCTACCGTGCTGCAATTCGTGATTACGACCAAATTCTCACCATGAATGGTGATGAGGGTGCGACCACGAATAACTTAGAGTTTGCAAAGGGCAATCCAATCTCAACTTATAAGTTGAAAGTCACTCCTGGTATTGCATTTG